GATCGCGAGGTCGACGGAGTGCTTCTCTGTCGTCACCTCCTGCGGGGTGTACTCGGTGTTCACCGCGCGGAACGCCGCCGTCGGCTGCGTGGCGAGACGCCGGTAGCTGTAGGTGAGCGTCGCGCCGCCTCCTGCGGGCGACACCACGTCGTCGAAGATGAGGGAATCGAGGATTTCGGAGTTCTTGCGGAACTCGTCGATGACCATAGGATCATAGTCCTCAAGTGCGTTGTTCTTGGCTTCCGCCAATGTGACTGCCATGTCTGGCTCCTATCTAGTGTTTGATGTGCTCCGCGATGGCCTCGGTCAGGCTCGTCGGCTTCGCGCCGCCGCCCTTCCCTTGGCTTTTGTCCGGTTTGGGGATCGTTGGTGATGGGTTCTGATGGATCAGTGGAAGAAGTTCGTCCGCGTCGGCGAGCATAGCGTCCCGGTCGTCCCCGCGCAGTCGGCTGGCGAGCCTCAGTGGTATGCCTTTCTCGGCGGCCACCTCGTATTGGAGAGCGCGCCGGGCGTTCTGCGAGTTGGACTTCTCCAATTCCTTGAGCCGCTCCTCGCGCTTCTCCTCCTCGGTCTTGTCGCGGTCGGAAAGCTCCTTGAGCTTCGCCTCGTATTCGGCGAGCTTGGCCCTCGCGGCCTTGTTCGCCTCACGCTCGGCCTGCAGCGCCTTCAGCCCGCCTTCGCCGAGAGGCTCGTCGAGTTTCTGAGTATCTGGATCATCCGGTGTGATTGCCGGGTGTTCCTCCGCCGCTCCACCGCCGTCACCGCCGGTATCAACCGTGCGAATCCACGAATATCGACGCCACTTGTTCATCTGTTCCTCCATTGCTCCGCCATGTCGCATGGCATTAAAAAGCCGCCGGCATCGCGCTGGCGGCAAAAAATGGAAATCGGCTAGAGTATCCAGCCGTAGTTGCGCAGAAGCCTCAACGCCTCCGCGTGATCGTCTCCGGAAAGCTGGTAGATCGTCTCCGGCATGAGGCGTGGGCGGTCCGTGCGCCAGTATTTGTAGCCCATTCGAACATGCTCCTTGACATATCCCGCCTTCTTCATACGGCGGTAGGCCGCGGCGTGCTTCGTTGTCCCCTCGGTCGTGTACTTGACACGAGTCCCATAGAGCTGCGCCGCGCGGACGTCTCCACTGCGTCTATAGGCGTTGACTAGCTGTGACACGTCAGCTCCGTCGCGATAGGCGCGGGCGTTAGCCTTGGAGCCCAGCGCGTCGGCCAGATCGTCGTCGTCGAGGGAATTGAGATAGTCCCCGGCGCTCGTGTAGTGCGTCGCCAAGACCGACTCGTCGGTGCTCCACACGGCTATGCAGTCGCAACGCGGATGCCTCTCGAAGGCCGTCCGTCCCGAGTCGGTCCCCGCGAGCACCACGCAGCGTCCACAGCTGGGAGGGGTCAGCGCCCTTATATAGCGGGCCGTGCTGGCAAGCGACCGCGCGGTGAGCAGCGATGACGTCCGCGCCGTGTCCGACAGGATCGAGCGCATGCGCTTCTCCATGTCGGATTCGATCATCGTCAGCGCGGTCGCCGCGTCATAACCCTTCGCCACCCACTGCTTGCCGCGCAGGACCGACGACCACAGGTTGTCGAACGTGTCCTCGCCGTTCCCCGCGTACCCCGTCAGCTGCGACAGGTCGGGGCCATACGAGGCGGAACCGAGCGAGCGCGACCCCATGTCGGCCATGACATCCGGGGTCGTCGCTGCCATGTAATCCGCGATCGCGCTTTGTCCGGAGTCGAGCGCCGACAGCATGGCCAGCGAGGAGTCGGCGAACGACTGATTGAAATCGTCGGACCTATTGCTCCGCCATACCAGCAGCGCCGCCTTGACCGCCCGGTTGCTCAGACGGCGCAGATGCCGCCCCTGCTCCGTCGCCGACCGCGGGAGATCCTGCCGAAACGTCGCCATACGTGGCCTCCGGTTTCATTATCTGGCTCCATTGGGCCTCCTCCGCGTCGGCGAACCTCTGCCTCTCGAGGTCCTTCCGCGCCTGCGACCATCCGAGCTCGTCCCACGCTCCCTCCCGGCTGAGGATTCCGCTGGCTACGAGCTTCTGGATCGCATCGGCCTTCTGGCTGAGCGTCGGAGTGTTGGGGTCGTCCCAGTCGGTGCGTATCCGATTGCCGTCGAGCCACTTGCCCCTCCCGAAGCGGTAGGCGAGGGCCATAACGTCAGCCCAGCCGTCGCCGTCCATGCTGTTCTTTAGTTCGACGTTGCGCACGAGCCTGACCTCGTCGGCCCTTATCGCCCCCTCGGATGCGGGATTGGCGCTGTTCTGGCCGAAATACCGCATCGGAAGCCCAGTGACGGCGCTCACCTGCTCGGCGAGCATGTCGACGACGGTTTTGAAGTTGCTCAGGTCGGCCGCCGCGAACTGGCCGAATTTCGCCTCCTTGCTCTCCGTCACCGTGTACGCGGTGAAATAAGGGAGCCATGAGTCCGCTATCTGCCCGGTCTTCGAGTCGATGAAGTCCTCCTTGTTGACCCCCAGGGCCCACTTCCCGGGGACGGCGTGCGTCTCCATCGCGACCTGCAGGTCCATGAGCGCTCGGGCCGCCATGTCCGTGGGTCTGAGCACGTCCTTCATCTCCGTCTCGCCGACGAAGTTCCCGACCCGGGGCCGGTTGAGGAACTGGACGACCGGAACCCTGTGGAGGTTGTGGTCGTCGCGGTCGGAAACCGCCCAGTTCCATCCCTTCTCACGGGTGAGATAGATCGTCGAGTCGGGAAGATAGAGCGTGGCCTCGGTCGGAGCCGACTTCTCCAGCGGATCCCAGTAGACGCGCAGCGCGGCCTGTATCCTCCGTGTTCTGGGGTCTATCTGCGCGATCATCGACTTCGACGACTCCACCGTGATGAGCGGGTGCTCGCGGTCGTCCTCGTTCGTGCCAACGGTGACGAAGCCATGTCCCTGAACGCGGGTCTCGAGATGGTTGAGTATGGACTGGGAGTCCATGTTGTTGGCCTCCCAGACCTCGGCCAGATAGTCGTTGCTATCCGGGTCGTCGGGAAGGCTGAACGACCTCACATGCTGTCGCTGCACAACCGTGTCGACGGTGACGCGCGGCCAGTTGAGGACGAACTCGAACATCCTCAGCTCGGGAGGCACGGCGAGTCCGATGGTCTGCACCGCGTGCTCTCCGCGGTAGTAGTCGTCCAGCTCCTTATGCACGCCCCGCAGCCTCTGCAGCCGTGAGTACAGGTGCCGGACCATCCGCGACTCATCCGAAGACAGTTCCGTTGCCGCCATGCGTCGTCCCTCCAAAGTTCCGGTTGTTGCCCAGCAAATACACGCGCCTGCCGCCCTCGGACCATCCGAGGGCGCGCATGTCGCTGGCCGCCTCGTGGGCGAGGATGTCGGCCATCGAGATGTCTATCTTCTGGTTCTCGCTGGGTTTCCCGAGAACGAACTTGTCACCGGGTTTCGCCACCATCCTGGCGGCCATCATGTGCAGCTTCGCGGTGGCGTCGTCGGAATGCGTCGTGGAGCCATCCGCCGTGTCCTCGCGGAATCGGACGAGCGCGTTGTACATGCGGCCGATCTGGTTCGTCGGCCACTGCACGACGACGTCCTCTCCATACCGCTCCGACCACGCGTCGACCTGCGTCTCCCAAGGGTGTGGGTCGCAGTAGAAGCGCCTCACCCTGTAACGGTCGAAAAGGTCGGACACGCAGGCGTCGACCTCGCTGCGGGGTATGCGTCCCTCCCACTCGCGCGGGTTCCAGAACGCGGGACGACTGGCGGGGCCGTACGTCGGCGTCCAGCGCCAGCCATCCACCGTCTCCGCACGCAACGCCGTCCAGTCACCAGACTGGGAACCGTCGAAGCCGAGACATATCTCGGTCCCCTCGGCCGGGGGCTTCCGGTCGACCATCGTCCCGTCGTACAACGACTCGGGCATGTATGAGCCGAGACCCTGCACCAGCTCGCAGCCGAAGAACCTCCGTGCCTGAGCCGGATCACGCTCCAACAGCTCGGACGCCGTGGCCTCGACGCTGTCGAGGTTCACCCACGGGCTGCCCGCATACACGAATTCGAGGATCTTGCGCCTGTCGTCCTTGTCCATGAAGTCCAGATCGGGGTCATGGCGCGGGAAGTACTTCATGATGTCCGGCTGGCGGCTCTCGTACGTCGCCTGACCGAAGCTCGCGTCCATGGGGTCCCAAGGGTTCGTGAGCTCCAACATGCGACCATCCATACCGGAGACGCCACGGAGCACCGTGTCCGCAACCTCGAACATGCCCGAACGCCGCGTATAAACACCCGACTCGTCCAGCAGTGCGAAATTCACGGGGTTGCCGAGCTTCGAACGCGCCGACGACGTCACCGGGTCGATGCGACCACCGTTGGGCAGTCGGATGAACCCCTCGCGGACCTTCATCAAATCGTCGAGACGCCCGTTCCTGACCATCGTCTGCAAAGGCCGGTAAACGTTAGCTGTCTGCTCCTCGCTGTTGGCCAGAAGCTGAACCAGCGCCGTGCGGCGGGGCATCCCCATCGGCTCGCCCGCCGCGTACCGGTAGGTGAAGCCACAGCCGCACCCCCAGTCCTCGCAGCGGAACTCCTCACCACCCTCCGCGAAACCGCAGAACACGCACGGCCCAGCGCCCTCGAAACAGGCGACGGCTGCGCCGAACGGCGACTTTCCGAGCTTCTGGCCGCCCACGATCTGTCCGCGCCGCCACTTGAAAGCCGCACCCTGCAAAGGGCGCGACTCGTTGAACGCCACATCAGGCTTCACGCGGTAGAAATCCACCGCGTTGCGCAACTGCCATCCGGACAGCACGAAAGGCTTGTTCAGGTCGAACCCCGATGGGACTACGCAATGCCACTGGGTCCAGTCGGCGAACAGGAAACCAAGCGAAGGGACCATTCTCACTCCATCTCCGCGAACCTCTCACGCGCCGAAGGGAAGGGAACAACTTTGGAGTCCGCCTTCCCCCCACGACGCGGCTTCGGCTCATCGTCGACGATTTGCCAGCCGTTCAACCTCAGTCCCTGCGGGGTCAGGCCGACGGTATCCGCATACCGCTGCAGCGTCGCGCGGTCAGCGGCCATCGCGTCCGGCGACTCGCATATCACGAACTGACGGCAGTACAAAGCCACGGTGTTGAACAGATACGCGAACTCCGGCATGTGCCACGCGATAGCCTGCGGAAGTTTCCATAAATCCCGCCACAACTCGCGCTCGCGTGCGTTCCACTCCTCGGTCGCCGAATCGTCGCGCTCCCTGTGAAGGCCGTCGTCATCTCTCCATGTGTTCCAGATGACATACCGGCTCAGCGGGAAGGACTTCGGCTTATGCCGGTACCCCTTGGCGCTCAGGGGGAGGAGGGAACGCCCCAAGCGCTCGGAGCGCTCCGACGACGGATCGAAGCTCGGTCCCGAACGCGCCCTGGCACCTCCCTGTACCATGAGACCGCCTCCATCGTGATTTCGGAAAGATTACTGCCGCACGGCAGAACGGTGGAACTTTGAACCCTCCGCACTTGCGAGACGCC